GTACCGCGCTAAACAGTGCGCTGCTATTTCTACGCCGTAACGGTATACAGGTATATGATTCTCCCGTGCTGGTGGAACTTGCGGTGGGGGCCGCAACTGGTGAAATCCCCGTATCTTCAGTAGCGGAAAAACTACGTGAATTATTTGGTTCCAATATTTGAAAAGAAGCCCGCTCAACCAGGCGGGCTTCCTACTATCACTCAATGATTTTTTCTGCTGTCAGCCAGCTAATTCGGTGATGTTTTTAGGCGTCAGCATCCTCCGCTACCTCTGCTTCAACATCAGCCACGGCTTCATCGGACGGTTCTTCTTTGGCCTGCTCTGCAATCGCCGCACGGCATTTGGCCCTTGCTGTGGCGATTGCTTCAGCACGCACATCATCAGGAATCGTTGACGTGATATACATATCCAGTTCTTCGGCGCGGAACACTGTTTGGTCCAGATATTCGCGTAGCATCCAGGTAAATTCGAAATCACACGCGATAATCTCTGCGCTACCTTCTGCACCATTTGGGAAATGAATAAAAGCCTGTTTAGCCAAACCGATAACACGACATGCGGTTGCCAAAACAGCGGCAACCAGGTTTACATTTTCACACGCTACGGGCTGATTAACGCCGGAGATTACTCCATTTAACTGTCGGTTATATGGAAGGTAGTTTGAGATGCGTTCTACGCGCCATGTGCCAGTCAGGCTGCCATTCTTAAAGATAATTGGTGTAACGGATAGTCCAAGCTCGCGTATAAGTCGTTGCGCTATAGCAGGATCATTAAACATGTCTAATGCTACACATTCGAAAGACTGTGCAAGGGTAAACAGTTCTTCCAGAGAGTAGTCTTTGCCCCTGGCGGTGATGTAACGATGAACGCCGCTTTCTGCATCACTCCATATAGCTACGCCATGCTCTTCATTCAGCTCTTCATTAAAGCCGAGATACGTCATGATAGTGCGTTCTATCGTGTCAAACGGCAGTGACATATCAGCGTTAACAGCCACCAGCAGGCCATTACGCAAGCGGTATTGAATTGTTTTGGTGCTTTCCATGTCAAATCACTCCACTACAAACCAGTCACACGCCAGTAAGTCGCCTACCGAAGGCACCCACGGAACAACTACACCTTGTGCATTTTTTAAGGCGAAATAAGCACCATACGGAACGAGATCGCCGGGGAAATATCCCTTAATGGCTTCCATTCGTGCCGGGTACTGTCCTTCAGGAACCAGCCAGCAGAATTGGTTTTCGCCGTTCCACCCGCGCCGGGCAACTTTCTTGCCATCCTTCAGCCACATCAGCGCGTCAGAAAAGTCGGCTGCTTCAAGGTCGATTTCTTCTTGTAGAGTAGCGATACCGCCAGCAGAAATAGTTACGTCCCTGGCTGTAATGAATGTCACCCCATTGTGACCTTCAATGCTGAGCGATACCCCATTTTCGGAGGCGTCGTTAACCCGGCTATAGCATTTTTCAAATGCTTTCTCTGGCACATAGACCAGATAGCCATTTTCAGCAGTGACGAGATATCCTCCTATTTGCGGTCGGAATTTTTCCAAGAACACACCATCAACACGAAGCGTCATTCCTTTTGGCTCAACGACTTCGATACTGCCAAAAATGGGCGCATAAGCTTTGCCGACAATAACAATATCTTTGATTTTCGATGCCCGAATGATGCTGTGGCATTTGTATTTGGGGAACACCTGAAAAGTGCTGACCATAATCCTTCCTCTACTTAAAACTTTGCGTACTGAAGCGGTGTACGCTTGATTTCAACGCGGTCTTCCGATGTGCTACCAAAGCCACCAGCGCCTCGCTCTGTTTCATCGAGTTCATCAACTTCTACCAGCGATACCGGTTCAACACGCTCAAAAATGCCTTGCATGACCGCCATTCCTGGCTTGAGGCAAACGCCTTCACCACCGGGATCTGTAATCAGTTTTGCCATGATTTCACCGCGATAATCGGAGTCGATAATTCCTACGCAGTTAGCCAGGCGAGTATGTTTTTTGCAGCCCAATCCGGAACGCGGATAGAGTTTCAGACACCAGCCGGGCGGGATCTCCATAGCCAGTCCGGTGTACACCCACCAGCTTGAGGAAATTGCACCATTGCTATCGACACATGGTTTTATTTCAACAGCCTCAAAATCCATCGCCGCCGATCCGGAGGTGGCATAAGCTGGAAGTTTTGCTGCCGGATGTAGGCGTTTCACTTTTACGTAAATCATTGTTTTTTAGCTCTCTGCGTGAAGGTGTAAACCCGACGTTTGATATGTGGAACGGTAGGAACAGGAATACAGGAACTTTCAATAACTCCTTGCTCCTCCAGCGATCGCACCGCCCGCAAGAACTGCGACGTGTCGCCGCCAAACTGGCGGGCATAGGTGCTGCCGTTATGAAGTATTTGAGCTATTACCCGAGCTTTTGTCTGGCTGTCACGATATGCGAATAGCTGCACGGCCTCTTCTGGCGAAATCGCTAACTGATAGCCTTTCCCGGCACGGTGTCGAATGAATCCATGCGCCAGCAGGTTTTTGAGTTCGTTACGAGTGCGAACAGATCCGTAATCCAGGAAGTGCGGATTGATAACGACAGGCTTAAACCATTCAGTTGGTGATTTAGCCAATAGAGCTAACAGCTTCCCGGACAATTCCGGATACGAAGACGGGTAACAATTCAGAGATGGGTAATAATTTTTCACCGACGCCCCCTTGCAGGATAGCGACCTGTATTAGTCTCCGGTGCGATGAAGCCTGTAGTGGGGCGAGTGAAAGCGAGATTAATTTTCTCGACCATAGTGCGATAATTTTCCTGATAGTGAGCCAGGAGTTTTTCGGCGGCAATGATGGTTACTTTCCGGACGTAGCTTTCCGCTTCCTCCAGATTTCGCCAGTTTTTTTCGAGGGTAAACACAGGGACGGCCTCAAGCCCGGTCATGATGCCGAATACAACGACAGCATGACTGTTCTTAACACCAGCGGCGAAGGTTACGGTGTAACCATCCACCGTGAAGCGTCTTGATTCCGTGATTTGACTCTGCAAAGCACCCTCCAAAATAGGCGAGGGTACTTTACAGCAAAGATATCAATCTAAAAAGATGTGTTAGAAATTTAATTTACGAATCCATCAAGCGGCTATTAGCCCCCACAGACACGCCGCCACGGCGCAGATACCGCATAAGTGTTTCCGGTTTCTTCCAGGTTCCTTCCTGCATGATCTCCACCATAGACACCTGCTTTTCAGCCATATCGATAGCGGCCCCGACACGAGCACTATGCCCGGTCCACGTCCGGTATCTCCCTTTGTTTGGCGCGGCATCCCTTTTATTCAGCAACACCCAGGCGTCGCTGAATATTTTCTCCATTGCAGGTGCAGTAAGGGGAGTTGTCGTAATCCTGGCTTTATTGCTACGGTGTATCGGCGGGAACAGCACCGCGTCAGGATATTCACGAAGCCCGGAAACATCCAGCCAGTCATTCAGCACTGCGGTAGTGCGACGGGAAAGCACCTTATCAAGCCCGGCGGCGGTCGTTATTGTCTTCGTGTGTGAAATATGTAGCGTGACAGCGTCACCTGTTTGGTCCAGATCTCCTACACGAATACGCGAGATTTCAGACATTCGCATCAGCGTATTGTATGCAACGAAGAGGAAAGCCCGGTTACGCAGGTCCACCAGCCGTTCTGACCTGGACAACAGGACGTCGAGCAGTTTCAGATCGTCCCACCGCAGCGGTATAGCCTGGCCTGTTCGTTCGCCTTTTTCCGTTGCCGCTTCGCGCCGGATGCGCCGCATAGCCAGAGAAACACTTTTATCATCCGAAAGTGGCGGAAGGCCACAATGCGAAAGCAGCATGTTAAGCATGGCGTAGTGCTTATCAATGGTGGTCGAAGCCAGATCAGCATCATGCAGCTGAAGAAAATACTCGCGGGCCATCTCTGGTGAGATCGGGAACCAGGCGAGCTGGCGAGCGTGGCACCATCGCGCCCAGGAGTGAAACACTAACCGGAGATCGCGCAAAGTATTCGGCGCGTAAGCCCCCTGGTCATTCATGAACCGCATAAAGTTTTCTGCGGCTTCCTGGTACTCTTTGCCAATGTTGCGCAGAAAACCACCGGAACTGCCAGAGATAATTAATTCACTCATGAAACTATTTCGCCTCTATATACAGATGACGCTACGCGAAAAATATAAAAATGACAGGGTAGCTACAAGTTAATTTTCAAAATACAAGCCTTTGATTCGAGACACGTATTTTTAGTAATGTCAACACTGATCATCTACCCATGATTATAGCCTAACTTTAAATAATGCCAATTATTTAAAGTTATAAAATGCCGATTTTTTTTAATCCATCATAGATTGATGATGACCAGTAACACGTTGCCTTCATGGTCTTTAATTTGCGAAGTGTGGTTTCTACGGTTGGTTTTCTAAAATTGATGACAAAAAATCACAGTTCGATCCTTTACTCACCCTGTTATTCGACATAAATTTGTCATAGTAATTTTATGTTAGAAAACTAAATCGAGTAGGAATAATGAGTAAGAAGTCGATCGAGAAAGAGTACAAACGGTTCCTGCAAACCGCTGAACGGTGGAAAGAGCTGGTGGTCGCAAACTCTGTTTTCCATGATACCAGTTATGCTGGCGAGGAATTCCGCCATGTTGCATTAACGCATGACCAAAACATATTAGAAGAAGCTGAAAAATGTCTTGCTGAATGGAAAGCCTTCGTTGACATGTGCCGCGATGCCGACGGCAAAGCGTCGAACATTGTTGAGTCTGTATATTCTCCGATCCCATTCATCATTGAGGACACCAATCAAAGCACGCATGTCGTTGTGCAAAGCGCTACAACAACACGTACATTTACACGTGAACAATTGCTAAAAAAATACGACAAAATCATAAAGAAAAGCCTGAAAAATAGGGTTTTTTCTCAAATCGTAGGTGCTCTTGAAGAAGAACAGCGCTTCTTTGAAGCTGAGCCTGAAGGCGAGATCTACCGGGCGCGTAAAGAGGCATATACAGATGTTGTGCTGACAACAAACATCGAAGGCAGCAATGCCCTTTCTCGCTTTAGAGTTGGCGCACATGGCGCATTGGTTTTCGCAAGACTACCGAAGACAACGATCCCCGTTGTCAATAATGTTGGTGAACGCCGGAGCATTACAATTTATTCTGGCGTCGAATCGGTACCATGCAGCCTTCTCGGCGATTTTAACTTATATCGTGTTCGTGACCTGGAAAAACACCAGCCAAGCTACGTTGCGAAGTCGTACATCTTAAGGAACATCGATATTCGCAATGAAAGCCTTAAGCAGAAATCCGCTAAGATGCTGGAGGATGCCGATCCGGCTATTCGCCATATCATTGAACGTAAGATACGTACATCACGTGAAGCAATGGCAAGGTTGGATAAAATGGATCTGGAATTGTTAGACGTAATGATGGCCTCTGGAGACGACCTGACCGGCATTAAACTGAATGAAGCTCGTAAAAAATACGGCAAAGCAATCGAAGAACGTTACGGATACACATTCCCCCAAACGCAGTACGCCGCGAAGCTCTGGTAATCACAACCGGCCCCGCATCGCGGGGCTTTTATATATCCAGATCCGGCATTTCGATATCCGCCAGAACCTGATCTCGGAAAGTTGCCATTTCGGCACCAATATCTTCATTAGCAGGCACATAGTCCACCAGCATAGTGAAGCAGTAGGTATCCCATCGGTCAGGCGATTTGATGTTTAGCTTTTGCCGCATGTGCTCTTTGCGCATCATCGCCATTTTCCCTTCCTCATTCAGTAAAAAGGGGATTTTTGACGCTTGCTCTGCCGTTTTAGGGTCACTGTCTATCCGCATACGCCCTGACTTTATGGCATCACGCGCCATAATATTTGCGTAGGCACGCTGATTAACAAATCGCTCCCTGTCTTTGTTCGCAAACATGGGTTTTCCCCACCGAATACGTACCGGGTTCGCACCACGACGTACCAACTGCGCACACGTATCAGAACCAAAACCATCGGCATCAACCGCGATTGTTATATTCGGGTATTTTTCCGGCGTACATTCGTTATATATAAAGTCAGCAAAGGCCAATGGGTCCATAGTGCCAGGCATCTCCATTACCTTAAAGTTAACAACGCGCCGCTTATCCCTGTGACCAGATACCTTGCAGATGTTGAGGACCGACTTATCTCGCCCATTACCAACGTCAGCCGTTGCCACCCATCCCCAGTTTTTCTCCAACAACACCTTGCGGCGAGCAGCGCGATCGCATTCATCACGACCAAGCAAATAGCCGTTAATTTCTCGTGGGAACTGACCAAGCACCTTGACCATATACTCAATAGAATCGCGCCCACCATATTCCAGAAGCTTCTGCCTGATGAATTGTGGTGTGACGAACGGTGATTCTTCCGAGTTAAGAACAATTGCTGTCCAGATCCCTTTCGGGTTGTCTGGGGTTTTTGCTTGAGAATGGTGCGAATCGTAGAAATAACCACTTGGCCTTGTTGGCTGGGATAGCATCAACATCCGGTTATCTTCTTCAGTAAGAGCACCGGTCATTACGCCGATCGCCTTATCAGATATACCAGATGCTTCATCCAGAATTAGAAGCAAATGTGCCGCATGTTCCCCCGCCAGCGCTTCTTCGTTGCCGAGTCGATAACCTTTGCAGAGAACTTCCCAAATCCCCTTACGGGAGCGCTCATAAAACATGGTGTCAGAGAGGACAAAATAGGTCTGCAACCACCCATGACGCTTAACTGCATTCGCCCAATACTGTTTAACGTATTTGAATACGCCTGTTTTTACCTGGCCTATCTTGTTAGCAACAATGATGACACGGGCATCGGGGAACAGGATCATAAAAATCAACAGCAACATCGCGGTAAGGGACGACTTCCCAGTTCCGTGTCCGGACGTGACGGTCGTCCTACTCCCCGTTTCCTGCACGGACTGAATGATCTGCTGCTGCTGGTGGGAGGGGAACATCCCAAAAATATCGACAACAGCCTGGGTAAAGTTGTAGCGGTATTTGATTACCATATCGCGCCAGCGTGGATCGCTGGTGACGCATTTAATCTTGCGCCCTCCAGCCATTAATCATCCTCCGGCGGTTCTATCGCGATATCTTCATCTCCGGCGTCATACCCTGCATCAGATGCATCATAATCACCGTAAATTTCAGCCGTTGCCGAAGGGTCAATATCCAGCTCTTCGTCGTTGGCCTCGAATTCTCCAGCTTTACGCTCGCCATTGCGGTCGTAATCTCCGCACCCCAATTCTTCAACAATGGTTGCCACATCCGCCCGGCGCTCTGCCAGCCATTGCGGATGGTTAGCCTGAAGCGTCGCAAACTCCCTTGCCTCTTTGTCCAGCTGTTCATCATCAACATCATTGACGTCAGAAACAGGTGGTTCGAGAAGAGTGATAGCTTTCGCCGCGCGCGCCGCGAGGATAGCCGGGACGCTGACCCCCTGGCGCTCGATGTATTCAGCAACACCGATATCATCCAGTTCCTCGCGCTCACGCATACGTATAGCGGCGGCGATAACTCTGGCTGCGCGTGCGTCAGCGCCAATGCGATATTCAATCTCTTTGCCACGCTGTTCGGCCTGTAGGCGTGCTAATTCGAGTTTTTCTCTGGCCTCAGCCTCTTTGAATGCTTGCTGGCGAGCGCTCTGACGAAGCTTTTCATCCCCCTGTCGCAGCTTTTGTTCGGACTGATATATAGCTGCCAACCTACTGATAAAATCATTCATGTAGTAGGCAGCGTCACTGATTAGACCGAGAAGGCGCTGCCCAGGGTGCATTCCTTCTGGCTCTTTATCGCCCAAGGCGTCTATTTCCGCCTGTAGACGTTCGGCCTCCTGATCAACAATGCTTTGATACTGAAGTGCGCGCTCTTGCGCCATTTGAATTGCTAACCGCAGGTGTTCTTCTGCGCCGTTCTTCATCATATCGCGAGCCACATTCGTAGTGGGCAATGTGGCACGCTGCACAGCACCGCCAGGGATCATTGCTGAAGATCCCTCAATTTTTGGGGCGCTTTTATCTTCTTCGGGGATCATTTTCGCCATTTTTTCGCGCAATGATCTCCTGACAGATTCTTTTATCTCATTGTTATTATTTGCATTATTTTCATGATCCGAAGTTTTCTTTCTCGGCATACTTCGGAAAGAACCTGCGCCCTGCGAATTGTCAATTTCTGTAAATTTTGTTTTTTCTGCACCCTCTTCCAGCTTTTTTGTTGCTCTTCCCGCCCGTTTTTTTTCAGGTGATTTGGTGCTTTTTTTTGTTGTCTTTACCTGCGACCGCACCTCATTTTTTTTCATATTGAGATGCTTTCTGGCTGTATTGAAGCTAAGGCCATGCTCCTCACAGTATTCCTTTACAGTGATCCCTTTTTCTTCACGCAACGCTATAAAGCGGGCGCGGTGCTCCTCCCAATTAACCAGACTCATAAAGCAACACCACGCTTTTTAACGGCGGCATTCCACAGCTTATTCGCCATGTCCACCAGCTCTCGTTGCTCTTTTCGCGCCTGTTCGACTGATTTCCTGCTACAGTTTTTAACCAGTAAGCTACCGTATTCAGGCGTGCGCCCGCGCACCTTGAACTGATATCCGTTCAGGCCATGCAACCAGTATTTCCGTGGGTAAACACGATCATCAAGCTCACAAATAGCTCGGCTTGACCGCACAAAATGCCGAATGATGTTGGTTACACTTACGCGTGAAACATGAAGGTGAGGATATTTTTCTTTAGCTAGAGTGGTGATTTCGGTGACTGTCAGATAGCAGTCAGCCCTAATCATGATATCCGCAATTTCTGCGCTGCTGATATGCTCCATTAATCCCCCAGGCAGGAAATGACCGAGGGGATGATAATGAGAATGTTATTTCTGTATAGACTGGCAAAAAGTTGGTTATATTAGAAAATTAATTCCATTCATCTAACACTACCAGCGAGATAAGCGAACGACGTGTTTTACCTTAGCGATCCACTTACCACGTGAGTTATTAATTACGGCCTGCGCCACCTTTAAGCTGACTTCAAAATCAGCCTTACGACCATCAGAATCCACCAGCGTTGCACCGTCTATTTCCGGCAGGCTTAAATAATCCTGTTCTACCTCTAATGGCATTGACGGCTCTCTGAATGGTGTCAATTGCCGAGCTTTCCAGATAAAGCGAACTCTCAATCCCCTATAAGCCATTACCATGTAGCCTGTTATCGTGCTCTTATGGCCTGCATCAGTACGCGCAGCATTACACGATACAATCTTACAGGTGACGATATTCCACTCCACATTGGATACTTCGTGAATGCTTAATTTTGTGGTCTCGTACATCAGAATGCCTCCCAGTCAGTCGCGATAATATCCACGCCAGTGGCGAACCAGTCTGTCTGTGCCTGTAAGTCTCCATTCATCATTACCAGCCGAGGCATAACCATCACATCGCACCCTTCCACAATATCGAATGCTTCTTCCGGCAGGAATTCGACGAGCTTTTCTTTGCTGCCTATACTGCCACGGAACATCGACATATAGCTCCCTTTAGGCCATGATGCCCGGCGGGCGTCAAGCCCCTTCATCATCCAGAACACGGCGGCAGAAAAATTGATGTTCTTTTTGGCGATGAAAACATTATTGGCTTCTGTTTGCTTCAGAAACTTAATTAGCCTTGCCATCGACTCTGATAACGCTACGTATGGCTCATGATTGGCTGCGGACACGCTCACACCATGTAATCCAACACTGACTACCGTCATATCGCCGCTTTGAGCGGTTTCAATGTTGACACCTTTGCGAACTAACGAGGCATAAAGTTCCTCTCGCTTTTGTGTCCAGCGTTCCCGCTGACCGATGAAGTCACTCAATATGAGATCTGCTTCTGCATACGCGTTATCGTTCGCCGTTAACATAACGTCTCCTTTTTACACGCGCGACCATCCCTCGGTTAAACCGATAGAGATGTCGAAACTTCGTATTAATTAAGGGTTACAGCCTGAGCGGCTATATGATGAATTGAAAGGAGTTGTGGCGGTGGTGCCTCCACCTGCCAGGTTAGCCACTCCTGGCGACGTCACTTATCAGAACGTAGTGAATGAAAATGGCTTCGTCACGAGCGCATAGCCGCAATTACCACAACGGAAACGGCGCTCACGCTAATTAAACGCCTTTTCCTGTTGTGCGCCGTACTCTTCCGGCTGTCACACCGAATCGCCAGGATGGTGAGTCCTCGGTCCGACGATATGAACGGGGCTTGCACATTCCGGCTACCTGGTTTGTTGCCTGAGCTAGGGGAAAAGGTAACCCCTTTAACGTCACCAGACCGCTAACGACGCATGTGCCATACGCCGTGTTACAACCAAATATGGTGGCCCCTACCGGACTTGAACCGGTGACCGTGCGATTATGAGTCGCCAGCTCTAACCACTGAGCTAAGGGGCCAATTAGTTTTTATTTTCGACGCCTGAGATTCTTCGCTACTTGTTCTACTCCGTATACGATCACAAGCAGAAATAGCAAAGACCATCCAGGGTTCTTATCAATATACGTCCAAAAATCCATCATGAGTTCCTGAACGCAGCTTTAATAATCGGCAATAGCAATACCACAGCTACTGAAACCAGTGCCCCATCAGCCAACACCGACATCACTTTGCTGGTGAAATCCACCAGCACGGACAAAACGAGAAAACCAATGGCGCACGCAATACGCGCCTTGCCAATCATTACAGATAATCTTCCACACGAAGGCCCAAACGACGGCCTACTTCTTCCAGTACTTTGTGTTCTGCTGGCTCGATTTCACCGTCCGCTTCTGCAATCGTCAGCATGTTAACGAATACTTCTTCCGCTTCTTTTGGATCATTTTTGATATCTTCAATTTCGCGAAGGATATTCATGCGACCAACACGGAAACCAGCTTCCAGTTGCTCAGTAAATCGGGTGATTGTTGCGGTAATTTCGTTGCCAAAATGACTTAAGCGAGGATTAGAGCGGACAAGCTGATCAAGTTTCGCTGTTTCTTCCTTTTCGATTTCACCATCTGCGGCAGACACCAACAAACAGCCACCGATAATGGCCTCCATCAGATCGCGATTCTCAACCCTTTTCAGCTCTACTTTTGCTGAAGCGACTTTCTTACCGAAAAATTTACCGAACATTGGTTTTCCCTCAATAAACATGACGTATTTATTAGGTTGCGGTGCCTGGTGCCTCCAGGTGACGTTAACCAGTTAACAATTAACGCCGGGATGTTTGACTTAACCACTAAGGAGGATTGTTTTAACTGTTCCGCGTGCGCTTAGCCGCATTCACCGCAATGGTAAGAGCACTTGGCTGGCTGGGCGGCGATGACGCCTGTACGCATTTGGTGATCCGGTTCTGCTTCCGGCATTCGCTTAATTAGCCAAATACTCTTAACGTTGCACTGGCGGAGAGTAATGGAATCGAACCATCATCGCTTGCGCAATGGGACGGTTTTCAAGACCGCTTGAGCACCATGCTCCCTACTCTCCCGTTATTGTGGCGACCGGTGCTGATCTCCGGCTTGCGGTTATTTCAGACTCTCAC